GGGCTTCTATGTCTATAAAATTGTAAAGTCACACACGCACCGCACACCAATGTTCGTGTTCACGTTCCACGGGTAATTGTTGCAATTGACGGCACGGCTACCGCAATGCACGCCGTTGTTCCAATTGCCGCCGCCAATGAGGGCGTGCAAGGCTCGGAAAGTTCCGTGAACTGGCCCGGTGCATATTAACAGTTTCCCCAAAATAAAATTGGCAATGCCAACATTATTTCCAATTTCCATTCTTTACGGCTTCGATTATTCCGCCAATGATACATCCTAATTCTTTCATTTTCTTACTCAATACTTCGTATCTGTGTTTGCTCATTGCCGGATATTCCAAATCGTAGGAAAGCCGTATGAGGGTTTTGATAAACTGCAACTCTACATCTGCGTTATATATATGGCTCTTTGTCCCGGTCTTTCTAAATCTGATTACTGATTTAAGCATTTCAAAAACCGCCGTTTTAATTTGGCTCTGCAATGCGAATTTCTCAAATTTCGGAAACTGTGACAATATGGGATAAAGGTATAAAAGAAAATCATAGGTCTTTTGATACGCTTTCATGCTCTCCATATACGCATCCGCTTGATTGCTTTTCTTGTTCTCTGCCATGTTTTTATCCTCGGTTTATATATTTTTCTATGGGGTGGGCTTTCGCCCACCCTGGCAGATTACAGACTGTCACACACGCACCGCACACCCATGCTCGTGTTCACGTCCCACGGGTAATTGCCGCAATGGACGGCACGGCTACCGCAATGCACGCCGACGTTCCAACCGCCGCCGCCAATGAGGGCGCGCAAGGCTGTTTGTGACGGCATATAAATTTGACCGTAGCCGGACATAACATTGTACCAATTCCAGGATGCAGCGGTTGGGTCTAAACACAACTCGTTAAGCCACTCCCACACGTTCCCGGCAATATCCATAATATTTTTTACAGAAATTGCATTTTTGATTTTTCCAACGGCGGTTCTTGCGGTGTTGGTTGTTGCGGTCCAACCGTTTGTATTGCTGCCGTCTAATCCCTGGGGGCTTCCCTCTGCTGCAATTAACCACTCTGCAAGGTCCGGTAAACGCTTTCCGACACGGGCGGCCTTTTCATTGGCAATATACCAATTTAAACCCTCTGTACCCGTAATAGGCGTTGCATTATATACAGATTGTAAGCCGTTCGCCCCATCATCTGATGCAAGGTAAATATCAGCCCACAAACCATTCCCCAGGTATGCCATACCAGACGGGTCGCACTTCGGACGGTGTAAGTCGGTCCATACAGAGTTAGGGGCAATGTCCTCACGCACGTTACTTTCCCAACCGCTACCACGCACGCTTCCACTTGTATTTACTTCTCTGCCGTATTCATCCACATTTCTAACAAAGCCATAGTGGAAACCGCCAATTTTACGGGTGTTTGTATCGTCCCATTCCACGCCGTCAGGGAATGTGGAATTTTCAGAGATTAAATAAACCTCGTTTGAACTGTCCTTGCCATTGTCGCACAAGTAAATGTAATAATCCTTACCGTGTGCAAAACTGCTTGCACCGTCCAGGTTGGCGGCGGAAAGTGTTGTTTCCTCGGTCTGAAAAATGGCATCCCCTACCGCAATAACTGCCCCGGCAAGCACGGTTAATTGTCCGGCTGCGGAATACTGTATAAACGCCTTTTCACTCGCTACAATGTCCGATACGGCGGCCATTTTAGCAACTGTGATTTTCGCCCTCTCGTCCGTCATATTCTCGTCATAAACAAATAATCTTCCCATTATGCTAACTCTCCTTTCATCTGCTCCACTTCCTCTTCTGTAATTCCCAGGCGGTCATAAAATGTAACCTCTGCCGGAATACCGATTGTAGCCGCATCCGCCGCAATAGCCTTTGAAAGTGTTAAAATTGTGTGCTTTGTCTGATTGTTATTTGTGGTTGTTTCGGTATCTGCTGCCGCCGTTCCCTCTGTTGCTGCCGCTTCCTGGTCTGCTTCTGCTGCCTTTTCAACCTCAATATGCTCCACGGTCTTAACGGTTGCGGTCACGTTCCCGGCTTTTACCTTGTCCCCCTCTGTAACCTCGTTTACAAACATAAGGGTAACGCCCTTTCTGTCCTCGGTTTTCTCCAGGATAGGGCAAAAGATGAAATTCTGATTTTCCAACTTCTCAACTGCTGCCAACCAATCTTCTTTCTTCAATCTGCCTTTCTTTACAAGTTTGTAAGTGTTGACTAAATCCGCCTTTGTCTTAATTACTTTTGGAAATCCTACCATTGTTTAATCCTCTCTTTCTTTTTATTGTGCAATAAATGAACCAATATAATTTCCGATATAGCCCAGGTT